TCTTTCTCCAATAATTTATACCGATACTGCATTTACAGAATTTAGATTAAATAGATTAAATAATCCAATTTCTGATTATACGGCAGATAATAGAGTTAATTCACTATTATTTGATCCACACGCAGCAGTTTATGTATCAAATACCGTAAATCTTGCTCAACCAGCAACTTCACTAAAGGTAATACTTGCTGCATACAGACACGAATCTGCAGATTTTAGAGTTCTCTATAATTTAATCAGAGCAGATTCTAGCGAAGTTACTCAAGAGTTTGAATTGTTCCCAGGATATGACAACTTAACCATTGGTGCCGACGGAACAATCACTCCAGTCGATTCTTCTAAGAATAGTGGAAGACCCGATACATTTATTCCTGCAAGTTTGGAGAATCAATATCTTGAGTATGAATTTACTGCGGATAATTTAGATCTTTTTACTGGATATACCATCAAAATTGTAATGTCTGGAACAGATCAATCTCATGCTCCAAGAATTAAAGATCTTAGAACCATAGCATTGAGATGATACGAGTTGAGGGACATAAAAATCTTTATAGAGATGAAAAAAGTGGTGCCATAGTAAATTGTGACACCACTTCATACAACCAGTATGTAAATTCTTTAAATTATAAAGACTTACAAAGACAAGAATTGGATAGAATGCGGGAAGATATTGATGAAATTAAAGTACTTCTTAAAGAATTGCTAAATAAGAAATAATTAAATAAGAAGTTTGGTCAATATAAATATCTATAGAAGAACATATGCTCATCTGAATAATGGCAGTATTTGTATCCAATATAGTAATAGAGCAGGGTTTTGATTTTAATACTACCTTTGAGTTAGAAGACACAACAACTAATGGACCCATAAATCTAACTGGTTATGAAGTGGATTCGCAAATTAGAAAAACTTATTCAAGTTCATCATCAGTATCTTTTGCATCAACTGTAACAGACCCTGACAATGGAAAAATTCAAATATCTTTGGGATCAACAGCAACATCCTCTTTAAAATCTGGAAGATATGTGTATGACGTAAAACTCATAGATGCCTCCGGAGGTATTTTGAAGGCGGTAGAAGGTTCTGCACTGGTAAGATCGGGAGTAACCAGATAATGCCTACAATAAAAGCTAGGGTCGGTTCTCAAAATACAGTTCGCGTACTATCTAACGCAACTACTCCACCAACGAGACTTACAAATCTTGTTGATATAAATACTGATCTTAAAACACAAGATGGGATGATATTAGTTTGGGATTTACCAACCCAAACTTTTATAATGACGAGTGTTATTGACTCATCATCAACTACAATTGAGGGTATTTCATATTTTACTAATACTGAAGATTCAACACTTCCAACAAATGGAGCTTTAGTAGTTAGTGGTGGAGTAGGAATATCTGGCAATCTTAATGTAGCAGGAATTGCTACATTTGGCACAGGAACAGTCGTTATTGATGGTGATAGTGATCTTGTAAAGGTTGGAACTGCAGTAACGATCAGTTCTTCCAATGGTATTGATACACCATCATTGAGAGTTGCGGGCGTTTTGTCTGCCGAAGAACTTAATATTAGTGGAATATCTACTCTCGCAAGATTGGGTGGAATAACCACGACTGGTGGTAATTTATTTGTAGGTCAAAATTTAGAAGTTGCCGGAACATCAAACTTTATAGGCACCGCAACTTTTAGGGGTGGTACTATAAATCTTGGTGATGCTAATAGTGATGATATTAATGTCATTGGAGAGTTTATATCAAGTTTAGTACCAAATGATGATGCTTTATATGATTTAGGATCTACTGCAAAAAGATGGAGAAATCTCTTCACATCTGGAATAACCACAACAAATAACTTATACGTTGTAGGTGTATCTACATTTACAAATTCGTTAAATATAACAGGATTTGTAACTGTAACTCAGGGATTATATTATGACGCTGATGATTATGATGGACCTAATGGAATAGCATACTTTGACAATACCGGAAAATTAATAAGTGCAGACAGTTCCAGTACAGAAACTTTAACAACAACAAACCTTATACTTACTACTAATGCATCTGGACTGCCTAGGTGGTCTTCGGTCATAGATGGAGGAGAATTCTAATGGCTAAACCATCAACTAGACAAGGATTGATAGATTATTGTCTTCGCAGACTTGGAGCACCAGTATTAGAAATAAACGTCGATGACGAACAAATTGACGACTTAGTAGATGATGCAATTCAGTATTTCAATGAACGTCATTTTGATGGTGTAGAAAAAATGTACTTAAAGTACAAAATAACCAGTGATGACGTTGCTAGAGGTACAGCAAAGGGCACTAATGGTGTTGGAATAGTCACAACAACAGCAGAATCATCAATAGTGGGGAGTGCGACTACTTTTAGTTTTTATGAAAATTCTAATTATATTCAAGTACCAGATTCTGTAATAGGTATTGAAAGAATATTTAAGTTTGATACAAGTTCCATTTCTGGTGGAATGTTTAGTATTAAGTATCAACTATTTCTAAATGATTTATATTATTTTAATTCTGTGGAACTTCTTCAATATGCTATGGTAAAATCTTACTTAGAGGATATTGACTTCCTATTGACAACTGATAAGCAGGTAAGATTCAATAAGAGACAGGATAGATTATATCTTGATATTGATTGGTCTTCACAAGCAGCAGATGAGTTTTTGGTTATAGAATGTTATAGAGCACTTGATCCAGCATCATTTACCCAGATTTATAATGACAGTTTTGTTAAAAAATATCTGACTGCTCTTATTAAGAGACAGTGGGGACAAAACTTAATCAAATTTAATGGAGTTAAACTTCCAGGTGGAATTGAATTGAATGGTAGACAACTTTATGAAGATGCTGAAAGAGAATTGGAAGATATTAAGCAAAGAATGACATCAGAATATGAATTACCACCTTTAGATCTTATTGGATAATTATGACACTCAATCCTTTTTTCTTACAGGGTTCTGCTGGAGAGCAATTTTTAGTTCAGGATCTAATTAATGAGCATTTAAAGATTTATGGAATAGATGTTTATTACCTTCCTAGAAAATATCTAGAAATAGATGATGTTTTAAGAGAAGTTGAGACATCCAAGTTTGATGATAACTTTATTATTGAGGCATATTTGGACAATTATGAAGGATATGCTCCAGGAAGTGATTTGATGACAAAGTTTGGATTGAGATTGAAAAACGAAATTAAATTGATTATATCATCCGAAAGATTTGAAGAATTTATTTCTCCATTTTTAGCGGGATCTAATTTTGGAATTAGTGAAGGACGTATTACCAACCAAGAAGAACAACTCGTTACAAGACCAAAAGAGGGGGATTTAATATATTTTCCTCTTGGAGAAAGATTATTTGAAATTAAACATGTAGAATTAGAAAAACCATTTTACCAATTGGGAAAAACATATGTTTATGAACTATTATGCGAACTCTATGAATATGAAAATGAAGACATTGATACATCCATAGAAGAGATTGATAATACTGTTAAAGATGAGGGATATATCACTACTTTAAATCTTGAAGGTATTGGTCAAACTGCTACAGCAACGGCAACTCTTGGTGGCGTTGGAATGGTTGGTCAAATTATTTTAAATGAAGATGGATATAATTATACATCAACACCAAGTGTTACTATTGCACCTCCAACAAGTGGAATTACAGCAACTGCTGTTGCCATAACAACTTCTATCGGAAGTGTCCGATCCGTAAAATCTATAAGAATAACAAATGCAGGTTCTGGTTATACCTCATCTAATCCACCAACAGTAACAATAACTGGCGGAAATGGGATTGGGGCAGCTGCAACAGCAGTGATTGTTGATAATGGAATACAATATCTCTCCATATCTAATGTTGGTAGTGGTTATTATATTACACCAACTGTGACAATCGGTCCATCTGTTGGACAAACTGCAACGGCATATGCAGTTCTTAATAATGATGGAGGAGTATCTTCTTTGCAACTTATAAATGCTGGTTATGGATACACAGAAGCACCAACGGTGTCAATAAGTGGAGTATCTACAACTGGTATAGGAACATTTGTATACAATGAAACTGTAACTGGTTCACTTTCTGGAACTACTGCTGTTGTTAGAGAATTCAAGAGAAGAACAGATCTTAATGTAGTTGATCCTCCAATCGAACTTCGTGTTGCAATCAATAATGGACAATTTTCTGCTGGAGAAACAATTACAGGTTCCGAATCTTCAGCGACCTATATACTTAAATCATACGATAATGATAGTTATGAGGATTCGTATGATATTAACGAGGAAATAGAACTTGAGGCAGATAATATATTAGATTTTACTGAGAGCAATCCATTTGGAGAATATTAATGTTAGGAACTTATTTTTATCACGAAATTATCAGAAAAACTATTGTTGGTTTTGGAACATTGTTTAATAATATCTATATTAGACATGAAGACAAAAACAACAATGTAGTTGACGAAACTAAGGTTGGTCTTTCTTATGGACCAATGCAGAAGTTCCTGGCAAAAATACAACAGCAAGCAGATTTACAAAAACCGATTGCTATTACATTGCCAAGAATGTCTTTTGAAATGATTTCTTTGCAATATGATCCATCAAGAAAATCGAGTGTAACACAAACATTTAAAGCATCTGATAGTGGAGGAAATATAAAAAAAGTTTACATGCCAGTTCCATATAACATT